ATATAGGTCAATAATTCCCTTAGTACCATTCATAGAAAAGTCAAATCCTCTATTCATTCCTACTCCTGTTGTAGAAGTCGTAATTCTTAATCCGGAATGTACTGTCGAAGAACTATGAATCCTAAGTAATCGTGAATTTGCAAAATCGTTCGAATTACCAATATCCATTCTATCAGATACTATAACTGTACCTGATAAGGTTGGTGCTGCAGATAATACAAGATTTCCTGTACCTGTTTTTCCTGTTATTCCAACCAGATTATTAAGTTCAGCAGCATTAACTAAAGCTCCGTTGAGAATATTAAGTTCCACACCATTAGGTGTTATCACAGTTGTTCCTATTCTCCAGGTCCCATTAATCTGAAAATCCTTCTTAGTCTTTACACTATCTTCAAAACTTTGTTTTGTAAGTACAGGTTTCCAGGTATTTGTTTGTGAAAAACCTATAAGAGAAAAACATATAAAAACAATTGCAATTAATAATTTCCGCATTTTAATATAATATATAAAGATTACAGCCTAATTTCTCATTGACTGAATAGAATTTTAGTACATAAACTCCACCAACAAGTTCCCTGCTTAATAAAGTATCACTCAGATTGTTTCCAAAAGCATCAAAAAGCATTATACTATACGGAACCGAAATCAGTGTAGTTACAATAATTGTGATAATTCCTGCATTCAGATTAATGATATCCGTGTATTTATTTGATGCACCTCCACCTCCAGCAAGTATAATGTTAAGATCATCTCTACATTCTTCAACATCTTCAACAAGTGGATTAAAGAATTTTGCTCTTACAATCAAAGGATCCGTTGGAGTAATCATCTCAGTCGAATGATTATCCGGTGTTATCGCTTGACTTCTCATAATATTTTATTAATTAAATCCTTGATGAAAGTGTTTATTCCTTCTTATTTAATTTCTTATTTAGTCGATTAGCTTTTACCTTTGTTTCAATACATTGTAAGATTAACTTAACTAAATATCCTACTATAGCTCCAATTATTGCCAGTTCCACGTTAATGACTATATTGTCAATATTAGGTATTGACGCTCCTATAGCTCCACCTGCAACTGGTAATGATTCTGATATTGCTTTGACCATCTCGTTATTTCCAATTTTAAATGTTAAAATTTATCCTAATTGATCCTATTCCGGCTTATACAGCTCAAGATGAGGTTTGTCAATTAGTTTCGAATCGGTAAAATCACCGTTTCTGTTCCAGTCTCCACCCCAACGAACTTTATGTGTTGTTTTTCCTTCACTATAAAGAATGTCAGAGGACCGGATAACACAAGCTGCAACATAAGCAAGGTGTGCAGGATCATAAGCAAGTTGAGGTTTTCCTTCAACATAAATTGCTATATCAACTGCTTTTGAGGGATAGTGGTTATGTGATCCTAAAATATTATAACCATCTACATTTGTAATAACTTGTTTTGAATTTACAATCACCCATTTTCCCTTCTCGTTTAGCTTGCGACCTTTCTTGTAATAATCAAATTGCTTTATAGGCGAACGATATCCTTCTATAAGAGAAAAATCAACTTCACATAAAGCAATAGCATGAGTCAAAGTCAGTTGTAAGTCTACATGTAATGTATCATATTGATCCATTGAACTTTTACCAAATGAATGACTCATATTGTTTAGAATAAAATAATAGGTAATACGATTCGAAGAAGGGGAATTCCTTCCCCTTCGACGAACGTATGAAAAAGCTTATGCAGTAGGAACAAGTGCAACAACTCCAGGAACTGCCCAGGTTGTAACAACAATGTTATTCAGAAGAGTAAGCCATCCTATAGCAGCAACGTCTGCCTGACCAGCATTACCTGCAGATGCTACATAAATCCGTTTCGGTGAACGTACCTGTGATCCGAGACCACCTTCTTCAATTCCGTCATACTCGATAGTAACCACGTCATAAGTAGTAGCCAGAACATCAGTTCTGTCAACAGGAGCTCCTGGTACAAATGATCTGTATATGTACTCGTCAGCCTGAAGTTCTTTCTCAAGCCTTGCAAGAACATCGTAAGTTCCTGTTCCGGGAGAAGCAGCAGATACCTGAGTAACAACAGATGCCTGAAGATCATTAAAATCAACAGAAGTAACCCATGAAATCGGCTGTCCATAGAAATTACCGTCATAGACCTGCGGTATACCTGAAATCTGAAGACCCCAGTTAGCAGCAAGACCAGCAGCGGAAGTGATAGCAGCTACATTTGCAGCAGCAATACTTGCAGTAGCACCCTGATATTCATGATCAAGAGTGATTGTACAAGCAGCACTTGCTGCACCTGTTATAGCAGCGATCCTGTAAACCGGCATTGCTGTGTTAGCAGCAGCACCAAATCTTAAGAAATCACCTACAACAAGAGTACCAACATCACCATTGTATGAACCACCGTCAGAAGCTGCAGGAGCTGATTCAGGAATCGAAACGATCTTGGAACCGTATGATACTGAAACTGCACCACCTGAAGTAGCGCTGTCAGCAGCACTACAAACCCTCTGGAACCTTATATTCCTTATGGGTTCACGGCTGTAATTCTTGTACAGGCTGTGGAACAGACCTGAAGCTACAAGATACTGGGTAGCAGCTGAAGTAGACTTATAGAAGCCTTCTTTGATTTTTTGCTGCATGAAACCACTGATTGTCGGTTCAAGAACATACAACCTGATAGTATACAGATTGTTGTTAAACAGATCCAGAGATCCTGCGGTTGCATTGTATCCAACATAATCTATCTGCTCGGAAGCAGCATTAGCAGCCGGAAGTGTAATAGTCATAGTTTTGATCGATCCCGGTTTGATTATATCAGAATGAATAAGTCTTGCACCGCTACGCTGTATCAGCTTAAATCCACATGCAGGAAATCCTGCAGGATAACCAGCGGATGTGACCTGTGTGTTGGTCCTTGGATCAACGACACATACTTCACCGTCAGCTATATCTGTTACCTGATCGATAACAAGGTTAGCAGTTGCGGTTTTAGCAATATTAGCTCCAACAAAGAGCTGTGCTACATTTTTAATTGTTTCCATTTATAATTAAGTATTAAGTTAATATTCGTTATTAGCCAACATCACTGAAGATTGCAGATCCTACACCATCAACGTCGGTATTACCATTCATAACACCTGTGACAATCCATATACCATCATCAACACATGTAAATTCTACCCAACTACCTGCACCTGATGCAGAGTTTGCAACATTATCATCAAATGTCATTCGATTCACATCACCTGATGCTTCAACGAAAGTGTTGATAGCAGCTATAGAACATACAAGAACACCACCACGAAACATATCACCTGTAGTATCAGTAGTATCTGCCGTTGTTACAGTAATAGCCTCATTATTGTTTGCTGCCCATATCATCTTGAAATGAAGTCCGTGAACAGCAGGAGGAAGAACGATTGCTGATGCAGCATTGTCTCCTTGTATCCAGAGTATCTTTCCACTGTCAGCAGCAGTAAGAACCATTGCAACTACATAGTTAGGATCTACTATTCCACCTCTGATTTGAATACCGTCAGTATCATTAAAAGGAACCAGATAAGTAAATCTTCCTACTCCGTCTGCGGGTACATGTGCCTGAAGATCATCCACAAGTTCATTCCAAAATTTACCCCTGACAATTGCACTGTCAGCAGAGCCTTGTAAGTCAGATGTATGATTTTCACCTGTTATTTTTCTTGTTCTCATTTTATAATTTGTTAAGATTTAATAATTTTTCCTTGTTCTTGAATAGTACTGATCTGAAATCCTTTTTCATCCTGAATCGCTGCATATGCAAGTTTTATTGCTCTGTCAACTATCTGCCGGTGAACCAATGGATCCAAAGCACAATCCAATGAATTGACTGTATGTGCTGAGAAGTTTATACCATCAATTGCTCCGTCTCCTGCTACATATCCGCTGTAAGCGATTATAATCGGAGAAGGTTTCTTGTAGTAGTGAATGACTGCTTTAACTACAGCTGTTAAAAGCTGAGTAATGTAAATGTGTCTTTTTAAACTACCGGTAGAATCATCTAGTCTCCACACCCGTTCAAGTGTCGGACACTTAAAAGGATTGTTTTTATTTGCATGATAGAAATCGTCATCAACAGGATCCACTTCTACATCAGTTATTGATGTTGAAGGATAGAAATGTGTAGCTTCTGTAAACAGATTCACGCTTTCATTGTACACTGCAAGTACATCGGTATTAAGTTCTACTGTAAAAGATGAAGGATAATCAGTACCAGGATTTATATTCGCTATCGCTGTCTGAACCGTCTTTAGCATTGTAAGACTTTTCTTGAACTCTTCTTTGTAATGGTTTCCATTACGGTAGAGGTCCAGAACCAGTTCTTCCTGTGCTTTGGTCAGAAACGTTGAAATCTCCTTTTCTTTATATCCCGGAGCTTCAAAGTTGGTTATGCTGTCATAACCAACCTCGAACTCATATTTCATCTGTTGTGCTGTCATTTAGCAAGCTCAATCTGATTCTTTAATCTCAGGTATTCGTCCTGATGTCTGTCATCTTTAAACCATTGTACTGCCTGGTAAAGGCTGTTACCTATCGGAATACCATCCGTAGTTTCAATCCTTGTACCGCCTACCATCTTCAAAGCACCGATTTTCAATCCTCTGTGAACAAGTAGTTTATAGTCCCAGTTGCGTACATCTTCGATTATGTCAACCACTCCGTTGAGATCATTATCTATAAGATCCTGAATCTCGGATTTGTAAAAGCTTTTACTTGAATCAGCAGAAGGACGTTTGCTCTTCGCATTCTCAAGATAATAGATGGTCAGGAAGTCATACATTGTTTCTTCAGAGGAATCAACCTTTGAAAGATATTTGTATGCTATCTGCATCTTATCAGCTTTCTTGACCTTATCAATATGCTGTTGTCCTTCGTGTACCAGTGCAACTTTGTATGTTCCGCTGTTTTCACGTCCTTCCCAGGATGGAGCTACAGTACCACCATCAGGCTGACTGTTTGCAAGAAGTACCTTATATTGCAGGTATTCAATAGGTTTCGAAAGGTCAAGTGTCATCAGGATAGTAGTATCAGTTACGATACTATCAGTTTTGCGAATCTTAATCGCAAAATCAGACCAGAAATTACTTTCTTTCTTGTAAGGATTAAGATCTCCTGGTTTAAGGTCCAGACCTGCTTCTGTTTCAAAGAACTTTTGTTCTTCAGGTGTCAGCGGATTTTTAAGTCTTCCTGTCAGACGGTCAATCGGAACCTGAAGTCCGATCTGCGTGTTATCATACATGAAATGTCCGCTATGTCCTTCGGGAAGCCATACCCCTTTGCGGAGTATGGGCTTCACGTGGACTTTAGTACTTGGTAGCGAAAACTTTGCCGGAACGCTGTTTGCTACCTCTTTAACTTCTTCAAGTTTTACTTCTTCATTAATCTTCTTAGCCATTTTATTCTTCTCCTTTTAATTTTGATTGGTTAAAGTATGATCGGTTTGTAAGTTGCTGTCCTTGTAG